GCCGAAGGGGAGGGAGCCCATTCGTGGGTCCGGAGATCCGTTAAGCTGCTGAGAGTACGCAACACATCAAACCAACTTCTGCCACCCCCAATTTCCAATGTCCAACTATCTTAACCTTGTCATCAGCGGTGCTCCCATCACCCACCAAGTGCTGAAGCCCACTGAGTACCGTCGCTATGTCAGCGACACTACCACTTCCACCACCGTATACGGTGCTGCCGACACCGCGTCGCACGCCACCGTGTACAAGGTGGGTTACCGTTTCGCGTCTGACCCAATCCACGGCCCAGACCGCCGTCTCGGTTCCCGCCCCGATCGTGGGATTCAGGTCCAAGCGATCTATGGAACCGCTGCCGTCACCCTCCCCCCCAAGCCTGTAGCCGAGAAGAAGGCTGCCAAGAAGGCGAAGGCGGGAAAAGGGAAGAAGGCCGAACCTTCTTCTGAGGCAGGTCCCTCTGCCCCTGCTCCTGCGGCGGCGCCATCGACCCCTTCTGTTCCTGACACCCGCCCAGCTGTACTGCTCGAAGCCGCGCAGTACTCACGTCCCGAAGCCTTTGCCCAGCCTCCCGACTCTGTCCTTAGAGTGGCCCAACCCTTTAAGGTCAATGAACAAGAGTCGAAATCCTTCGCCACTAACGTGAAGAAGTATTTCAATGCTGGTGGAGACTTCCACCTTGCTGACCTTTCAGCACTGGTCTACCGTCTTGCCGTCGGTATGACCTTTTATTCGCATAGCGGCTCGCTTATGCCCCACGACCTCAGTGGTGGTCGCGACGCCAATGTGCAGATGATTGGCCCTAACTACGCTCCATTTGCTAATGGAGACATGACTATTTTCGTCCCCCGTATGGTGGATACGGTGGCCACTCCCAACACACTGTGTGCGCTAGCTTACGCTGCGACTGGTGTTGGAAGTGTCCTGGCGTCGGAAATGTTCGCTGTCGACAAAGACGGCCGGGCCCTCATCCCTTCGGCTACTGACGGCAACCTCGCTCTCGGGTGTTATGAAGCGTTGCGCCTGATTGGCAGTAACTACGAGCTGGCTTCCGCTGGCGCGATATTTGCTTATGCCTTCACTAAAGGCGTTCATCGAGTCTCTTCCGTCGTTGGTATGACTGACGAAGGTGCGTACATGCGCGACGTTTTGCGTGAGGTGCACTTCCGCCCTTCATACGGTGCCATTAACCTCCAGTCTAAGAGCTGGACCGGTCTGCCTATTCCTGCCAATCTTTCAATTGGCGCCATGATAAGTTTGGTGGACTCTGTTGCCTTGGCTACGGCAGCCGGCACCGCCATCTGCGACCCATGCGTTGAAAGAGACGGACGTATGTATCCCAGCACTTTCGTCCAGCAACGTGACCCAGACGATAAGTCCAAACCTGGCCAGCACGCTATGGATGACCCCGACCCTACGGACGCGTCAGACGAAGACTCTTATGACAATAAGAGTGAACTCGTTGCCCGTATTGCTGGCACAGCCCCTCATTTTGCGCGCAACTACATCAAGTTCCTGTGCGAACTGTTCCGCTTCGTGCACAGTGAAGACGCTGCCATTACAGCCCAGTCCCATTTGGAGTTGTGCTTCCAGCAACCCGGCCTGAGGGAGAGTCGTCACCTTGGTTACGCTACAGTCTGTCCCTATTATTGGGTTGAACCAACGGGTGTCATCCATTTTGACACTAGTTCATACACTGCTTCCAAGGCTGGCTTCGGTCCCCTCGCACGTTATGACGCGCCGGGTACCCTCCCGCTGTTTGAGAACTTTAAGCTCTTAGACACGGACACGGGGCTGTCTGAAGTCGCGTTCAGCTGGCGCTCGGCTCGCGGTAGCGGCGCAGCCTTGCACTTCAAGAATCATTTTCTTGATGGCCTGGCCAACGTACGCATTACGCAGTGCGACCCCGACCAGTGGGGCAATGTGGGTGGCCCAGATGAGTCTGTCGAGGACCGCATCGAGAACGATCGCGACATCGACTGCTACATGTGGTCCCGGGGTGATGTGGCTTATCCCGCCCCTGGAGAAGCAATGTATGCAGGAAGCGCGGTCGTAGCGGTCATCAGACATCGCTCAATTGACCCTACGACTTGGAGGTGCCTGCAGACGCACTTCCCCGACCGCGGAGAGTTGACAGGCGACGTTACCATCAAGGTGAGTAATCTATCGCCTTATACCGTCGGCCCGCTCGGTCCCGACCGCCATGCACGTCGCGGCTATTCGCAGGGGATGTTAGCCTTGGATACGGCCAGGAGGATGCAAGGTATGACCCTGAAGGCAGGCTTCGGGTCAAAACGATTTCGTGATCCTGCCGTGAGCCGTCAGATAGTGGAGGCCCGCGCTTCACAAGGTGAGGTTGCGACAGACACGTCGCCTATTGCCACCATCCCAACTCCTGGCAGTGAGACTGTGAGTGCCCCTCTTCCGGTCATCCTCGAGACGGCTGCTAACCGTGCCCCAGTCCCTGCCCAAACTGTACGTGTCACGGGTGCCGGCCCTATCTCTGCCAACATTGTCGATGAATTCGCAGCTGCTCAGTCCTCTTCCTCCCAACCTGTTGAGGAAGCGCCCGAGCAGCTGGCTGCTTAATGTCGACACCGCCCGAAAGCCCTAAACTGCGAGTAGGGCGCTTCATCCTCGGAGAACCAGCTGTCAAGCGTTCAGCCTCCGACGTCGACAACGCTAGATTTGCAAGGGACTTGGCTTCAAAACATGCCATGCCCTTATATAGTATGAAACCCGTTATTCGTAAAACTGTGAAACCTGCACCCAACCTTAAGTCTACAGCTATGGAGAAATTCGGTGCAGTCGGAGAGTTCCTGTATAATGAACTTATCCGTGAATATGACGTAACGTTGTTCCCTGAATCACTCGTCGTTCAGTGGGTCACTGTAGAACAACTTAAAGTATTGTATGGCGAGACTGTTGCAGTGGCAGCTTCCTTACTCCTGTGTACGTACCCTTTCCAGGTTAAGGTGTCCACATCATTACTGCAGAGATTGACTGACGAAGCCTTGGCCCCAGCACCTGCCAAAAAGGGCCTCGCCATGTTAGATCTTGACCGTGCCAAGGAACTAGACCTTTTCCCCGTGAAACCTTTTGTCGGTGCCGCCCAAAAAGCAAACGTCTTTTTCTCGGACGTGTGGACCGACATGAAGAAGTACTACCCCCACCTTGCACAAAGGTTCCGTGCGGTAAGTCCATTTATGGTCGGGCTCACCAACGACCAGGCTGCGTGTTGTTTGGTGCACGCCCGCTGTCTTGAAGGCAGGATTCCGGACCCCGTACTTACTGCTGTTAGGTTCATACAGGACCCGAAAGGCTCAAAAGAGTTGTCGACCATCATCAAGGCTATCGGGGCGAACAGTACCGAAATCGGTGGGCAGATTACAGAGGTCGCATCTCTGCTCGGACGCGGCGTTGGCAACTTCGACCTCCGGAGTGATGCCCTTAAAAGATGCCAACCAGCATCGCAACAGGACGCTCTATTCAAAGCTGACCCTTCAAAGCTGCGCCCTGTAGTGCGAGGAATCCTAGAGCGAGAAATTGACCGTCAGCGCTTGCACTTCCCTAGTGACGACGAGAAATGGACCTCGCGCTGGATGTGGTGCGTTAACGGTAGCCACAGCATTGGTAGTGAGAATGCTCTGAGAGGAAAAAGCGTCATTCCGAAGAAGATCCCTAGGGCATACAGAAAGATGTTCGCTGAGAACCTGAAGACATGGAACCCAGACATGTGGTCAGGCAGGTCGTTCTTTAGTGCCTCTGCAAAGTTGGAACCCGGGAAGGTCAGGCCTATTTACGGAGGCGACTCTGAGACTTACTTCGCGTTCGAGTGGCTGCTGAGACCTGTTGAGGACGCTTGGCGCGGGTACCGCGTTTCACTGGACCCTGGATCTGCCGGTGTGCTTGGTAACATAAACCGTATGCGTAAGGTGCAGTCGTACGGAGGCGTTAATGTTATGGTCGATTACGACAGCTTCAACGAGGCTCACACGATAGATTCCATGAAAGTGTTATTTGAGGAGTTGACTTCACTTGTTGGCTACGACCCAGCCCGCTCAGCTAAGATCATCTCCTCCTTTGACAATGCCCACGTTAGATGCCACGGAGAGTACATCGGTAGGTTGCAAGGCACGCTTATGTCTGGCCACAGGGCAACAACCTTCGTCAACAGCGTACTTAATGAAGCTTATCTGACTCTCGCTGCCCCTGACCTGTTCCCGAGACTCGCTTCAATTCACGTCGGGGATGACGGTTTCATTGTTTGCCGCTCGACTACTGACGCAGCTGAGTTGATGCAAGCAATTGCCCGTTCTGGCATTAAGATGAATCCTGCTAAGCAGAGTGTAGGTTACGAAACTGCAGAGTTTTTAAGAGTGGCAGTTAGTGTCACGAATGCACAGGGTTATTCGCCAAGGTCTATCGCTTCATTGATTAATGGTAATTGGGTGACTGAGCGCAAGCTGGACTTGATGGAGAGCATGAACACGTTGTGCTCTTCAGCATGGTCGCTAGCGAACAGAGCCCGTGACTTAACGATCCCGCAGCTTTTCTGCAGTGCAGCGCAGCGAGCTTCAGGTTTTTCGAGAGATAAGTGCCGTCTCTTGCTAACTGGTGAAATGGCACTAGGTAACGGTCCAGTCAGGGGCACTAGAAATAAGTACTCTAGGCTGGACATCCGGGCTGTCGAGGTACCAGCAGTGGAAGACGAGTGGAGTGAGTACAACGCTTACGCCACCGAACAGTACCTTAGCAACCATGTCTCTTCTGTCGAGCTCCAAGCACAGAAGTTTACCGGGACCGATCTGGTGAGG